CCATATATAAAGAACTTTCAATATAAGGTATAACCGAAGCATATTGTGTTAATTTTCGCCAATTATCGCTTCTAAACTCTATTTTCTTATTAAATAGCTTACTAATTACGGGTTTATAAACTGAAATAAAGAAGTCTTTTATTCCCTCTTCGTTGGCGTTTACATCTGCTTCGCCCGTTACCGCCATCCCCGAAGTTAATTCGCCCGCTACAAAAGAAGTTGAAACGCCTAATTCAGAAGCAAGCAAGCCATAAATAAGCTTCATGCCTTCCACAACGGGGGCGGTTTGAAGCGGTGTTGTCAAAATATTATCTTGTCCATCAATAGCAACACTCTTCCCATTTTTCAATGCTTCAACAACCGCCTTTGCTACCGCTGAAGGGTCTTCAGAAGAGGAAGCTCCAATAAGTTTTCGCATATCTGCTATTTTATATTGCAACGCTTTCCCTATGCCTAAATTAACTTTCACGCCCCCCATAATATCAAAAACTAAATCCATGTAAATTTTAATAATATCGGTTAATGTGTATTTTTGGAAATTCATATAAACGCCTTTTGAACTCTCCGCTTTATCTGCATAATCTTTTTTGATTTCTTCGTTTATATCTGCAACCCTTACAATTCCGCTATCATTAACAAGTATTAGTTCTTTCTTTTTCGTCATTGCATCCGCAATTAAAGAAATAATACCATATTGAGCGTTCCCCAACTCTACGCTATCCCATAAATTTTGAGCTTCTTTATCGGTTAGCCCTTTGCTTTTAGCATAACAACGCTTTAATATTTTTTGATATAATACCGCCGTTTTAAAATTCACAAACTCCTTGCGGTCAATTTCTAATTTATACGGGTTTACTAAATCCGTAATAACTTGTCCGCCCGTACCTTGAAAAATATTCTTAAATTTGTTAATCATCGCTTATCAATCCCATAAATATCGCAACGCCTGCCAAACTATCGGGGGCATCGTCATGCTCTGCATTATATTCGTAATTTTTTATTTGTTCAATATATTTTTTATTCCCTTGTAGCAACGCACCGCTTCCCGAAGTCATTTCAAATAATTTAATATCGCTAACATAACTTGCAATATTCATTATTCGGGCGTGCTTGTTTGAAGTTGTATTTCTGCCAATTGTCGGGATGCCTAAACTCCGCATTTGCCTAACTGCAAGCTCGCCAATACCATTTGTTTCAATACATACACGATTAACCTTTAAGGTTGTGAATATCTCGGCGAACTCATCAAGGCAATCGTACCATGCTTTTCTAAACGCCCAACCCGAAACAACCAAATTATTAAAGTTTCTTCCCGCAACTGAAATTGCCGTAAAGTCTTTTCCTTCTCTTGCGGGGTCAATGAAGGCAACATTTTCTTTTGCCGTATAATCCACAATATCAACTTTATAAAACGGCAATGTGTCCGCATCCATTATATTCATAAAATAGCTTGCTTGTATGCTTTCTTCAGAAACGCCCGCCATTCTTTGAGCTTCCAAATCGCAATCTAATTCGGGTATATCTCCCCAAATCATCAAAAAGGTCGGGATTTTTTCCCTTAACTCTTGGTATAAATCCGCTTTATGTACGGGTTGCCCAATAATAACGATATTTTTTGTTAATTTATAAAGTTCTTCATAAACTTTTTTTACACGCTTTCTTTCGGCGGGGCTTGTATCTTCGGGGGTTATCGGGTCTTCCATTATTATCAAATCGGGGTGTCTACCTCTGAAGCCCCTTGAACGAATAGTTAAACAAATTAAATTTGGCTCTTTTCCCGCTTTATCGGGGAAGCGAAGTTTAAATTTTGCCCTTCCCTTTAGCTTGTCGCCCCTATTGATTAAAATATTGCGTATTTCCTCAACAATTTCTTTTCCTCTTTCCTGCTCTTTGGTAACAATAAGAACTTCTAGTTGATGGTTACGTTCTAACGCTTCCGCCGTTCCTAATATTGTGCCGTAATCGGTTTTTCCGTACCCTCTAGCCCCCAAAACCATTCTTGGCGAACTTCCCCCAAAAATAAATTCTTTCATCTCTATTTGTTTTTTAAATGGTTGTGGATAACCTACCGAAGAACAAAAATTGGGATAACTAACAAGCGGTTTATTTCCGCCGAAGCTAAAATTAAAATTAAAATCAAAATTAAAATTAAAGCTCATTTGTTTACTCTATCCCATAAATCAACCGTTATTCTCATAACTTCTTCATTACTCATTTGTGGCAAACGGGCTTGTAATTCTTGCAAACACGCCGTAAAACTCATTCTTGCCAATTCTTCAGGCGTTTTGGGGTTTAATTCCTGCTTCTCTTGTAGCTCCCTTATTGCCTTAACTCGCCTTTTTCTCTCTCTTATTGTTTTTCTTTCTTCCTGCTCGGCTTCCATTTCTTGTTTTTGGGCTTCTTCTATTTCTTTGGCTATTTCTTGGCAATATGCGTTAGCGGTCGGCAATGATATGTTTAAAATCTTCGCAATCTCTCTTTGGGTGTTTCCTTTCTTTAACAATTCCCTGCAAAGCCTCTTATTATCTGCCTTTTTGCATCTCCCCTTGTTTAACTTTTTGTTCAAGATTTTAACCCCTAAAATGTTTAAATTTAAAAAACGCCGTTTAATTATATTTAATACTAAAACCATTTAAAAACAAAAATCAAGCATAAAAAAGAAAGGGGCTTATTTTCCCCTCTCTTCTTCCTTTAGTGTTTTGTCCAATATCTAATTATCTTTTCCATTATTTTCTCCTTTCTCTTTGTGGTGAAAAGTTCCATCGGGCATTCTTTCCCATATCCTTTTGCGGTTTTTCTCCATTTTCTCAATTATCTTTTTATTTATAAGGGATAAAGCACAACCCCCGCAATAACTCCTTGCTTGTCGTATAAAATAGTCGGCAATGTGGCAATCCCAACGCTTTAAGCCTGCACAAACAATCATTACATCGGCAAACTCTTTTTCTTTTTCCCATGTGGTTACGGCTTCCGCCATTTCCTTCATCTCTTCTTCAAGCTTTATTAACTGCTCGCTAAATTTAGCATCGGGAAAAGTTTTTTCGTGCCATTCTTTTACATCTTCAATTATACTATCAAAAAGGGTTTGTTCGCTCATCCTTTCAATTTCTAAAGCACTTTCAAAAACCACTTCTTCCATATTACCCCAAACATTGTTCTTCATTTGCCTTATTCCTTTCTTCAATTTCTGTTATCTCGTTTTTAATTGTGATTAAATCCGCAAAATTTACCGCTATTCTAAAGGCTTCAAATTCGTTGCCCATCTCTATACAATAAACCCTTTCTTCTTCGCTAGGGGCTTTATATATTCGCAAATAGCACCCTTTCTTATTGTTTCTCATACTCCCAACGCCTTTCTATAAGTTTCAATTATAAAATCTTTCTCATCTCGGTCAACTTGTGATAATTGGCGAAGCTTTATTATTTCACGCATTATTTTAACATCAAATCCAACCGCCTTTGCTTCTGCAAATACTGAAGCAATATCATCTTGAAGGTCTTTTTTCTGCTCTTGCAAGCGTTCCACCTTTTCAATAAGGCTTTCCAATCTTCGGGCATCAACTCCGCCAACGTATCCGTTTTTTTCGTCATCCTCTTTTGTTATAAATGTTGTTTGATTTTCCATTTTAAAATCCTTTCTAAACTAATTTATATTTTTTAAATCTTACTAATTCGCCGAAGCGGTTTGTTTTCTCCACCCATTCGCCTTCAATTTTATAACCACGTTCCCGCAAATTAAAAATTTTAGCCGAAAGTCTAGTTATGCCGTAATCACAAAAGGCTTCCCAACTTGTGATGCCGTCAAATTGTTTCATGTGCCGAAGCACTCTTTCTTCTTGTGTCATGTTTCCTTCCCTTTCATTAAGTTAATTAAATAAACCTCTTCCAAAAATTGCTTTGCATCATCTATAAATTTAAAAACATCTTCAAGCTCGCAAGCAATCCCCTCTTCGTATAAATCCGCTTCTTTAGGCTCGTTTATCCAATAAACAAATAAACTCAATCCCTCAAACATAATACGGGCTATATACTTATTTTTTTGCCTTTTTGGTGTTATTACATACATTTTGTTGCCTTTCGTATTCTTCCCTCATTTCGGGCGTTGGCTCTATTGGGCAAATAAAGGTTGTTTCGTAATCTTCTTTTCCGTACGATTTCCCTATTGCCCAAATCTCTTTCCCGTTGCAATAACCTTTAAAAATTGTTATCTCCATAAATACCCCCATAAATTAAGAATTAAAAAGAATAAAGCAAAACCACCGCATAAAACAAAAGTTAATTTTTCTTCTAATGAATAGCGGTTATGTTTCCAATGCTCGCAAAACTCCGCCCATTCTTCTTCAGTAAATTGTTCTTCCTTTACTTCATGCCATTGTTTATTTATTGCATCTTGTGTAAATCTCTTAAATCTCATTTTAACATCCTTCCAAAAGTTTAATAATCGCATTACATACATTTTCATCATCAATCAAAGAATAAAAGGTTTCGTAATCGGCGTTTTGCATTTCCTCAACTAATTCTTGTTTCGCATCTTCCCATGCTTCCCCTTCATCTTGTATTGTGTCTTTTCTAACTATCTGATGCCCAACGCCAATATCAACCGCATCAAAATCATATTTTATAAAATATTTCCCGCCTTCTTCATTATTCAAATCATCTTCTAGCAATTCACTAGCTCTTTTACTTATCGCTTTTTTTAACGCTTCTTTAATCAATTCTTCCATCGCATTTTCCTTTCTAAATATCGTTTACAAGGTCATTATATAGATAAAAAAATAATTGTCAATACTTTTTTATAATTTTTTATAATG